TATCATTTCCTCCTCCCGTAGTTGAAACAAAAGCTTCTAAGACATCACTTACATCTGAATTACAAGTATATTCTGCTTGTCCTGCAACAAGAGCTATCTCATCTAATTCAACTTTCCATAAATGAACTCCTCTATTACCCCAGTCAGAAAACAATACGTTTAAATTTCTTCTTGCTTTTCTTAAATCATTTCCAGAGTTAGGTCGTACTCCACATCTGTTAAATGCCTCATCTATAATTTCTTCTATAGTTAAATTAAAACTTGTTGTTCCTGATGTAGCCATTATTTATTTCCTCCTGCTCCCAAAGGTTTATCTATCATTCCACCCATTTTCTTTGGTTTAACTATTTCTCTCATTTCCGCAAGAGCTGCACTAATAGCAGAGTCTAGGGACATATTAATATTCATTTCACTTACAAGTTTATTAAATTTAGCTTGTTCGGATGATGAACCGTATTTAAAATATTTTTTTGCGTAATCCATTATACTAAATCCTTGTAATAATCTTGTTGAGTTACTTTACTAAAAGAAAACTCTCCTCCTTTAGAAAGTCTCTGAGCTTGAGGTGTTCCTCCTGCTGGAACACAGGTCCCACCTTGCATTACTTGTCCTGGAGGACAAACCATAGGATTTGAATCACTTCCTTGTTGTTGAATGGGAGTTTTATTTTTTATTCCCATAGCTTTATTACCTGCATTAGTGTCTCTAACAGTTTGTAAAACATTTAATAGTTGAGCTCCAGGGATAAAGTTTCCCTTACCTTTTGCTCTAAGATTAGCTAAATAATTATCTTTAAAAGAAGTGATTGACTCACTGCCTTGAGGTCCTGTATCTCCTAGATTTACATTACCTGTATTTGCCGCAACAGCAGTTGCTCCTGCGTTACCCATAGCAGCGCTAGCGGCTTGATTGGACGCATTACCCATGTCCATTCCACCGCCTCTAAGCTTTTTAACTTTAAGTTTATTTTTTCTCACTACAGAATATCCTTATAGTAATCCTCATATGATTTATTATTGTAAGTAACTCCATCTATTTCTGAATTAATTAGAGATCCATTATATTCCATCTCTCCACCTTTTGATTTTTTAGGTACACAATTAGGAACTTTACGTCCACCTTTAGACTTCATTCCAATCATTTCATAACCGTCCCAACAAGGACCTTTTGATTTAGCCATTTGTTTCTCCTTTATTTATAGCGGCCGCTTTGAGAGTGTATAACATCTCCTTTTTGCGGTTGTACAACTTCTTTGATTGTACCACTTGAGAGCGGTAAGTTCTAGACCTTAGGTTTTTGGCTATTGGGTTTGTAGATTTTACCATGAGTTTTGACCAATACCTTTTTGAATTCTGCTTTTTCTTTTTTAGTCCAACCTTTATTACTACTACCTAAACCTGGTTCTAATTGTTTGGTCATAGATGCTCTAGTTATTGCCATTATAAATCTACCGCTTTTCCTAAAATTGGTTTATACTTAGTTTTACCATCTTCTCTAAAGGCATGCAAGAACTGCTTCCTAGGTTTATCTTCGATATAACTACAATGACACCATCCACTTGAAGGTTCTCCTTTTTTATAGAACTCGAGAATCATTTGATCAAAATCTAAATTTTTATATATCCAATCACAGAGTTCAGCATTATCGACTCCTGGACATTCGAAATCAACGGCTTCCGCATCGCAGTGCTGACTATTAACTGAGCTACCTATTGCAACTGATAACTCTGGAGATCTGTAACAGCTAGTGACTACTACAGGACCAAAATGATCTCTGACGGGTTGTAAAATATTATCACAAAGTAATTTTAGTTTTGCTATCTGATCTGAGTTAGGATTATTATCTATGCCCTTACGTACAGCTGTGTCAGATTTGATAAGCTCTTGCAGATTAAAGTTTCTAGAAATTTTCATTATTTTCCTCTAACGGAATCGATGAAATTGTATACTCTTCCAAATTGTTTATCAATAGACATCAAGTCAGACTGGATCATGGTTACTATTAACTGAAGTTCTATGAGTGTTACTAAAGTCCATGTAGCTAATCCCATTAGGATTGTACCTAATAAGGCAATTAAGGCAGTATTGGTTTTTCTACTCATTCTCAGGACCATATACTTTTTTATCTGGATTTTCTTTTATATAATCTTTCTTTAAACTTTTCCATAGATTATTTGTAGGTCTACTATCTTCTGATGCACCCACACCTTTACAATAAACCACTAGCTCATTAAAATTTTCATTATATTGTAAAGTTGAGTTTCTATTAATGCTGCCACATTTTTTATATAATTCTAACTGTTGTTTAAGTTTTTCATTTTGTAATGAAATAGCATTTTTTCTATCACAATCTCTTTTAGAAACACCTAAATATTTTCTAAAAGTTATACTTGCATTGTAACTTGAATTTTCATTAAAATTATCATTACTATTTGAAGGAGTAAAATGACGATAATTAGATTCTGATTCGTAATCATTTTTAGATATAGAAGCAGACATTTCTCCATATCTACATTCGTTACTTCCATTATTTAGATAATCATTTCTACTATGTGCTGGCCCACCAAACAAAGCTAGTAAGGTCATCATTACAATTAATAGTGCAGTAAATCTGTAATCCATCCTGAGACTCTCCATACATTACCTATTTAAATCCTTAACGTCCCATTCAAGTTCGTTTACTTTTTGTCCCAATAGATCATAAAGGTTTTCAGCCATTTCCCATGTAGCTTCTGCTCTCTCTAATCTTTGTTTTAATTCTTGGATATGTCCATCTGCAACTTTTAATTCTCTTTGAAGATTTACAATCTCCATCTCTTGAATAGATTGAATCTGTGTTTGATTAGCGTTGATAGTATCTGTTAGATTAACTACGTATTTAACTCCTGTAAACGTCCCAAAAAGAACTGATGCTATAACAGGTAATAGTACAAAGTTTTTCTTAAATAATTCTGCTATTGACATGATAAACACTCCTCGTATTCAATTTCTTTTACTTCATGTTGACATTTTTTACACTCACACAAATCCATTAAAGGCGTGTAATGTTCTGAATCTATTTTATCTTCACTACAATGACACCCATGGCCACAAGTTTTACACTTAACCATCATGTTATTTCTTCTTTTTTTTGTTAAAAAAACTAGCTATTTTAGCAGTAGTATTATCAATGAATTCACAGAATTTTATAATGTATTTATCAATCATGGTTTTAGCGTAAAGCCCTCCTACAGTTAAAAAAAATAATAAACCTAGTATAACATAAATCAAGACGTCTAAAAACATCCAGTATATTTTATTTAACACTTCCATCTTCTTCTAGCTTGTCTTAGTCTAGAATTAGGATCTCTTGCTGCTTTTGGAAACTGCTTCATTTGTCCGGCACTTCTTGCGCAGTATGATTTTCTACGTTTAGCAGCTTTACTGCCTTTTTTAACCTTACCTGTAACGGCTGTCTTTAATTTTGATCCGGGATTTAATTTTCTGTAAGCTATAACACCTCTACGTGTCATTCCTGCACCAGATTTAGTGCTACGATAGTTTTTCTTATTACGTTTAGGCATTCCGCCTTTTGCAAAAGAATCTATGTCTATTTCGCCTATTTCTAAACCTAGATCAGCGTAATAATCCATGTTACGTAAAAGTTATAGAAACGTTTGGACAATTAGTTACTGTAACGTGAATACCATCTTCAAAAAGAATACCATTTCCTGGAACATAAACAGATAAACCATCTACACCAAATCCATAAGTAGCTATTGTAGAACCAGAAGCTCCACCACTTTTAAAAACTAATAATGCTGATGCAATACCTTCTCCTTGAATAGAAGTTAGTCTAGCTCTACCACCTGTTGCAACTAGTTGTGCTGTAGCAGTTGCATGAGCATTACCTTGATCTGATGAAAAACTTGAACCACCCATTATCCGTTACTCGTTGTTAAGTTAGGACCAGAATATTTATCTGTAATTAATGTGTAAGCTGTAATATTTGTTTTTGTTTTACAAAAAATTCCTTTTGGAAATAAAATTCCATCATCAGGAAAAGAAAAATTAACTATATCTCCACTAGTTACATCTGCAATAAATAAAGTATCACCAGAGTTTGAAGTAGTTGTTAGTTCTAACAATCCTGCTGCAACTCCATCTGAGGCAACAATAATTCCTTTAAGTCTTACAGGTTGAGTAATAATTGCATCAGGTCCTGCAACAGCATTTGATCTTGTAGCTTGTATATCTCCTCTAAACATAATTCTCCTAGTTCATGGCTCCCGAAGGAGCCACTAATTATTTATTAAGCTATTGTAACACCTCTGTCTGCAGAAAGAATCCAACCTATAGAGCTATTCCATACTAAAGTAGCTGTCTCAGCCACTGCATCGAAAGCTAAAGTTGTTCCACTAGCAAAAGTAGTTGGA